ACGAAGAACGCCACCCTTTAAGCCTTTGGTATAAGAGCCAGAGGAGAGCGAGACGATAGCCACACGCATCATAGCGTGAAGCACTGCTTCGGGTTGAGCGTAGAAGTAAAACGCTTTGCCGTTACCCATATCGTGCAACTCGCCAGAGGTTGCACCCCAGTTGAACATCTGATTAAAGAAGTTCTCGATTTGGGATAGTGTGCCTTCCAAGAGAAAGGCGGTTGTGTTGCCGAAGGGTTGCATTGTTATGTTGATTTGGTTTTTCATAGGTTCTATATTGCCTTTGGGTTGATGTTTCGTCAAGGGTTAATTTTTAGCTGTTGCCATAGCAACGATGCCAAGGAGGAGACTGCCGATAGTAAGGGCGAAGATGATTTCGCTAGGGTTCATTATTTGTTCCCCATATACTTCTGGTGAGCTTCTTCTTTCTTGGCTTGAGCTTCTGCCACGATATTGTCGAGGCGTTGGGCAGAGGCTTGGAAGCCAGCCGTGATAGCCTCAAGGCGTTTGATGGTTTCGTCTAGGTTGAACTTGATGTTTGCTTTAACTTTCATACTCCTAATCTATCACAGATATGGCTTTTGTCAATAGCCACAGAGCATTTTTCTTCAGTTAAATTTCATTGATAGTCAACGACTTAGGACATATGGGCTATTTATTTTACAAACCCCCTACCTCATTTTTGAAAAAATTGCATAAATCAAAATTGAAAAACAGGCGAGGGGGTACTAATTTCAATCTCCATACTATTTATAACTATTATTTATTTATACTCTATTCTTATTTAAATAATATAAAGAAAAAGACTATAAGTTATCTTATATAAATTTATACTATATTATTATGCATATAACCCCTACCCTTTTCTAAAATCTATAAAAAATCAATAAACTAAAATAAACTTAAAGTTAAAAATTTCCGCTGAGCTATTTTCTTTATAAAGTGTTTTTAATATACATCTTAAACTGCAGCTATTCTTGTATATATAATATTTGTTTTGTTTTCTTGTCTCTAATATCTATTGTTATAAAGCTATTTTTACCTGATATATAAAATATAGATTCACCAGAACTCTTTCTAAAGTAATTGATTTGTATATCTGCTATTCCTAGCCAATACCCTATAATAAATATAAATAATCCAAATAAAAGGAAAGATTTCTTCACTATGATAAAGCTTACACATACTCATTAGTTTATGATTTTAATGATATCTAATAAAATTAGCCGCGCCCAAGCCTAAACATTATATTTAGCCGCCCATAAAAAATGTGTAAATATTGAGTGATTATAGATAGCAATCAGCTTTTTGCACCATTCTACAATAGCAATAAATTACCAAAAAGTTTTATAATATCAGATTCTGATTATTTTTGTCCCACAGATTTAATGATAAAAAATGAAATATATCCTAAATTTAATTGGTGGTTAAAATCAATGAAATGGGCACAATGGAAACATAAGTGGGATTGCGATAATTTCGCAGATGCATTTAAATTATTTGCTTGTGGATATTACGAAAGAACAATAGAAAGCACGGCTAATGGTATTGCGATAGGGGCTATTCATTATATGGCTAATTCAAGAGCCGAAGATGGAATACAAGGAGCACATGCTATAAATATAATTTATGCAGAAGATGAAAAAAATGATGATGGAACAGAAAATTTTAAATTAACATTTTTAGAACCCCAAAACGGAGAGTTTTATACTCTAACAAAAGAAGAATTTCAAAGTATTTGGATGGTCTATATTTAAAGTTAAAAAATAAATACTTTTTTAAAAAAAAACGTGTAATTATGTTTAGTTCTTTAAAAACTAAGCAGGTTTTGAGAGGGTAAATTCGGTGGAAACCTCCCTTCTCGGGGAGAAAATACCGAGCCAAGCCTATCTGGAATTTATGGTGATAGGAAGGTGTAGAGACTGCGACGGTGAGATTCCAACAATAATCCGTCATAAATGACCCGATTAGTAGAAATATTAATTAAAATACAGTCCGCTCTGCATGGCGACATGCAGTTAACATTTGGAAGTATAAGTCGTTGATCGCTTCTCCAAATCCTCGCAAGAGTGTGGTTGAGATTCTTAGTTGCCTGCTCTCGTACGATAAAACTCCTAGCGAATTAACTTCAAAAGGATGTAAAGATATGGTAAACGTGTCTGTTACGGCGAGAGCATCTCGAAAAAGATACCGCCTTAGAACGTGGTGGCTCCCTTAAGAAACTTACGATTCTTGCAACGATTTTAGATGCAACGATCAAAGAGAAATGCTTGGGGAATTCAAAATCTGTTTAGCTTTTAGAGAATTAGCTTTTAGAGAATTAGCTTTTAGTGTAATCTGTTTTGGAATAGTTTTTTTTAATGCAGATATCCTTTGATCATGTTAGTGGTTTTGGTAAAATAACTAATCAAGATTTTGTATACTCGAATCCAGAAGGGGTTTTAGAAGAAAAAGAAAAGCCCGATGATGCTTTAGAAAAAGGTTGGATTCCTTGGAAAAATAAATGGTATAATCACAGATCGGTTAGAATAAACCTACGAAACTATTATCCTAGTAAAACTACAAGAAAAGACTTTAAAAAAATAGAAACAACATTTAAATCTATTTCAGAATTTAAAGATTTTGAAAAAGCTGAAAATATATATGAAATATATTGTGAAAAAAATAATTTCTTAAGAAATATTCCTATAAAAGATATTATAAAAGATTCTAGTTATTTTTTTGAATTTAAATATAATAATAAAATAAAGGGTTATACTTTTTGTACACTACACGAAAGATCATTGGTTAGTTCTGAGTTTATACAAGATTTCACATGCCATAACATATCTTTAGGATCAATATCTCAACATTATGAATGCACGACTGCCCAAAATTTAAATAAACAATATGTATATCTTCTAGGTGGTTACGAGACAAGTTGCCTATACAAGTGTAAATTTCATGGTATGGAATGGTGGACAGGAAAAGAGTGGATAGAAGATGCAAATCTTTTTGTAGAACTATGCCAAAGAGACGAAACTATAAAAGTAGAGGGTTATGATAACAATTTTTGAGCCTACAAACCAGATGGAAGTAGACACGCCAAAAGGAAGAGGCTCTATCTGGTTAGTAACAGAATATGGAACAGAAACAGAAAAAATTTTTACTTGTATCATTAAAGATACTGGTGAAGTATGGGAATACAGACCCAAAGATATCCGAATAGTTAATAACTTAACATTTGGAAGAATAAAAAAGGAATAAAAATGAAAAAAACAATAAACATAACAAATAGAAACATAACCGAGGGTGAAAAAGCAAATCCTCAAAATTGCGCAATTGCTCGTGCAATTAAAAGTAAAATGAGAAAAGAAATAGAAGAAGTCTCTGTTCTTCCTTCTCAAGTTGCCTTAAAAATAGATAACAAAATATTTGTTGCTCCTATGCCAAAAGAAGGCGCAAGCTTTATCAAAAGATTTGATCGTGGTTTAGCAGTAAATCCTTTTGAACTAAATTTAAAATTTAAAAAAGGTTACGCACTAACCTCAGTTTAATTTTTTTAATATAATTAAAATTAATTTAAAACAAGATAATACGGGTGTAATCTAATAGGTAAGTTAGAATGTCTAAAAAAAATAAACGTAAAGAAGATAAGTCGCCAGTTGTACCTCAAAGAGATAAGATTGAAGGGTTGTTGGATATTCAAGAATTTCAATGGACAGAGAATCAAAAAAAATTCATAGAAATTCTTAATAGTAAAAATACAAAGATAGTTTTTTGTAAAGGCCCAGCAGGAACAGCAAAGAGCTTACTTGCAGTTTATTCCGCATTAAAAGCGGTGAACGAGAAAAAAATTGGTGAAATATTTTATATAAGAAATCCAGTAGAAAGCTCAACTCATAATCTAGGATTTTTAAAAGGTGATCTTCATAGTAAATTAGATCCTTATCTTCAACCTCTTATGGATAAATTGCATGAACTATTACCAAAATCTCAAGTAGAAAGACTTTTAAGAGAAGAGAGAGTTAAAGGTCTTCCAGTAGGATTTCTCCGTGGACTAAGTATAAATGCAAGTTATATTATATGTGATGAGGCTCAAAATCTAAGTATTCATGATCTTCTTCTTATAACAACTAGAATGGGTAAATTTAGTAAACTTATACTCATAGGAGATATTCGTCAATCAGATATCAAGAATAGCGGATTTGAAAAGATATATAATTTATTTGATGATAAAAAAAGCTCTGATAAAGGCATTATGACTTTTAAGTTTGGCACAGATGATATTATGAGGAACGATATTTTAGCCTATATTATTGAAAAATTTGAAGAACTAAAAAACTAAGTTATTTATATATTTTATAAGTGTAATATTTCATATGGCAAATATTCAAGATACAGAGTTTAATAAGAATGTATCTATGGTTTATGTAGAAGAGGCAGGGTATACAGGATATAGGGGTTTAGATTTTACAAAAATAGACGATATAGAAGATATACTTCGGTCTGTAATTAGTGGGGCTTTTGTATCTGGACTAGTAGTTTTCCCACATGATCTTTCTCCAATATACGACGGTATTCAGACATACCCAGAAAAAAGTATTACTATTACAAATGCCAGTCCTAGTGGAATCAATGGTTTAATTATGCCTTTGAATTCATTTAGAAGAGAGCTTTATATTCAAAATTTATCTACAGGAAAATTATATGTAAAATACGGCTCTGGCGCAGCACAAAATTCATTTAATTTTATATTGGCACCAAATACAGCTACAGATGCAGGAGACGGTGGAAGTTTAGGTGATCAGAGTTATCTTGGAGTAGTTAGTGTCAGCGGAAATGTAATGCCCGATAGCCCAAGGTATATAGCTTGGGAAAGATATTAATTAATTATTTTTTGTAAGCTTCTGTTTCAGCGCTCTCTTAAGGTGCAACAGGTGGTTTTTTTCCACCCTTAGGTTGTCCTGGCTGAGGAGCAGGTTTATCGTCTGGTTTCTTCTCTCCCTCGTCTTGGGCTGGTTTGGTCTTTTCTTTTGGTGTTCTT